CTGGACTGGGTGTCACTGGCTCCGCTGCGGTTCGTACATCCGACGTTGGCACTGCTATCACTTCGGCAGCACCGGTCTGGGGATCTACGTCGGGATTGACTGGATTTGGATCTGCCATGTTTGTTTTCCTATAACGTATTTATTGCAAAAATAAACCACCTATATTATGATTCCGGTTGACACACTCACTTTTTGTGCTACAATAAATACCTACCCAGGAGGATTTCAGTGTCAACCACGCCCACAAGGACCCCAGCAAAAACGAATTATTTAAATAATCGTGACATCTTAAAACAGATACATCTCAGCAAAAACACATATTGTACATACCTTGATCCTGTGACTGATCACCAGTACGATATCATCTTGCCCACTGTCGCAAAGATCAATCAACGCACCGTGGCCGAGGCTCGCAGGAATCGTGCCGATCGCATCAAGCGCGAAACCGGCACTGTCATAGATCCCAAAAAAATCCCCAATACCGACCTGGTTTTCCGCATCACCTGCTGGGAACACATACCCTGGGCTCCAAAAAAAGTCTCCAAGGCCGAAGCCAAAAAACGCCAGATCCAGGACATCTTGGAACTAGAAGTCAACGACGAAGATGATCCCCTGGCCGAACTCCTGGAAGAGCCTGTGCTGGATCCCAAACACGTGCGGCTGAACTTTCCGCCGTTTTATCACTATCGCTTGGCGGACAACAAACAACCGTATCTGGTGGGCAAAAGCCACTGGCGCGGAGACCTGACTACCGGCGAGTTCTGCCGAGATCACGGTGCCATGACTCGCACCCTGGCCACCATGTTTATAAAACTGTGCGAACGCTATGCCACACGCTCAAACTGGCGAGGTTATACCTACAATGAAGAAATGCGAGGCCAGGCCCTGCTACAACTCAGCCAGATCGGCCTGCAGTTCGACGAATCAAAAAGCCAGAACCCCTTTGCATATTACACTGCGGCCATTACCAACAGCTTTACCAGGATCCTGAATCTTGAAAAGAAAAGCCAGAACATACGAGACGATGTGTTGGAGATGAATGGACTGAATCCAAGTTGGACGCGACAGAATGCCGGCAAGAAGAATCCCAACTTTGGTTTTGGCGTTACAAACATTGACATCGCTGAGTACAACAACGAAACCTAACCCGAATGATAAAAAATATTTTACTATTACACAATGGTAATAGTGCTGTTAAGGAATGGTTTTATAAAAAGTACCCAACTTATACAGTAATGCCTTGCTTTACTGTAGAGTGGCCAGACATTACCCAGTCTAAAATTGATTTTTTAACAAGTAATAACAATATTATTTGCGACATAACATCTGCTGACCAAATTAGCTATGTTGATTTGTGTAAATTAAAAAAACATTTTTATATTGTAAAAGTATTATCAACACATGTTGACGATTTAACCAATCTTGAAGATACCTGGAACAAAAATACATACGATTATAATCAGTGGATCCAGGCAATGTTGTGTAGACTATCAGTAGCTGATGATATATTTTTTTATGACGATCGGACATTTGTTTTACCGTCTAAACAAATTAACAAACTAATTTTTAGTCCAGGTAGATGTGGAACTCACGTTCTTAAAGAAATTACCGGAGTAACTGATCATTTCCACCACGAACATGGAATCAGCAAAGCTGCAATTACTAAATTGACTAATACCTCTAAACTATTTGCTATTTTGCGAAAAAACTTTTTTAAATTTGTTATAAGCATGTTTGCTATTAAAACCACTGGAAAAACAATGTTATCTCGCAGTATCAGTGAGTTTGAAAAAAATAAACAAATAGTCAAAGAATCTTCGCCTTTGACTATTACTGTTGAGGAGTTTGAACAGGAATTTAATACCGTTGCTACATTTTTAGATATATTGATAGGATGTAAACTGGTATGGCAAAAGGATATTTCTTTTTACTATTTAGAAGATCTGTCATCGCATTTTAATAATCTTAAAATATTTAAGAACCCATACACAGATACAGACATTGTTAAAAACTATATCGAAGCAGTAGAGTTAGGTAAAGAATACCAAGAATGGTACGATTACTTAATTAAACAAACAAATTCACTTTTCAAATCAGACCAAATTTAGTTGCATAATTCTTTTTATTCCTGTATACTGTAACCTATGAGCAATCTATTTAAAAAAGTTGCTGTCTGCACAGACATACATTTTGGTCTAAAGAGCAACAGTCTTGTTCACAATCAAGATTGCGCAGATTTTATTGATTGGTTTATTGCCACAGCCCGACAAAATGGTTGCGAAACAGGCATGTTCCTGGGCGACTGGAGTCATCAGCGTGCAGCTTTGAACATGCAGACTTTGCAATATAGCCTGCGTAGCCTGGAGAAATTATCGGCGGCCTTTGATAGATTTTACTTTATCCCAGGCAATCATGATCTTTACTATCGTGATAAACGTGATATCTACTCTACAGAATGGGCTCGCCACATACCCAACATACAGATTGTCAATGATTGGTTCAGTGACGGCGACGTCGTGATCGCACCTTGGCTGGTCGGAGATGATCACAAGCGCATACCCAAAATGAAAGGCCAATACATGTTTGGACATTTTGAACTGCCACATTTTAAAATGAATGCTATGGTAGAAATGCCCGACCATGGCGACATCAAGGTAGATCACTTTGGCGGCTTTGAACGGGTATTCAGCGGACACTTCCATCTTAGGCAACAGAAGAAAAACGTCAACTACATCGGCAACTGCTTTCCGCACAACTATGCCGACGCCGGTGATGGCGACCGCGGCATGATGACGTTGGAGTGGGGGTCCGAGCCGGAGTATCATTCTTGGCCTGGTCAACCATTGTATCGTGTGTTAAAACTGAGTCAGGTGATTGATTCGGCACCCAATATACTAGTTCCTAATATGCATGTGCGGGTAGAGCTGGACATTGACATCAGCTACGAAGAAGCCAACTTTATCAAAGATACCTTTGTTAAGGATTATCGCCTGCGTGAAATGGCCTTGATTCCTGTGAAAAGCACAGCCGTGGACTTAGATATGTCACCAGGCGAAGTCAAGTTTGAAAGCGTGGATCAGATTGTCACCGATCAGCTGACCAACATTGAAAGTGAATTTTACGATCCTAAGTTGCTATTGAAAATATATCAAAATTTATGACCAAAAAAATATTATGCCTAGGAAATAATACCCAAGACACGGATATCGAAACACGTAAAATTGCACAGTTAGATGCACAACCATGCCATGGGTTATTAAGTGAACTTACTCGCCCTCTTACCCCAATGGATTACAACAAGCCCGGATACTATCATTCTAGCATCTACGATATTGAATTTGGAAAACTAGTAGAGTTATGCTCAAAGTTTGATCAAGTAATCATGTTACGCCAACCCAAATCACAGTGGTCCCACCCTGATGCTTTTTATCGAACTATAAAGCTACTTGATACTGTTTCTGTGCCCGTAATCTTGTTGGACCCAAGTTATAAAAAATCAATTAATTACTTCGAAAATCTTGTTCATGAAAATAAAAGTTTTTGTATTTTTCCGTTTATTGAACTGTTGGTAAAATTTGACCACACCACGGTTTGTTGTAGGTCAAGTACTCCAATTACTCATATCAATGAACTCCAAAATTTTTCAACCGACGAAAATTACAATCGCATCAGAACTAAAATGGTGCGCGGCGAATTGATTTCAGAACATTGTTCCTCTTGCTATCGTTTAGAGGACAAAGGCATAATTAGTGCCAGAATACAAGAAACAGTAGAGTGGGCCAATCGTTTGAATCTCAGTAGTTTTCAAGATTTAGAAAAAATTCAGGAACCAGTTTACTATGAAGTTCGCGCAGACAACAAATGCAACTTACAGTGTCGCACTTGTAACCCAAACGACAGTCATCTCATACAAAAAGAATACAAAACACTTGGCATAAGTGTTGTTCCAGCAAAAAAGAACTCAACCGGATTTGAAATTGTTAAATTTGATCATCTAAAAAAACTCTATGTGGCCGGCGGAGAACCAACATTGCTTTCTGGATTCTATCAGTTCCTCGATCGCTGTATTTCTACTAATCATACCGATATTGAAATTTTGGTCAATACCAATGGTACTAAAATAAGCAACCGTTTGAAAAGACAATTAAAACATTTTTCTAATTTTCAATTTATCTTCAGTATTGATGGGTTTGATCAGTTAAATTATTACATTAGATGGCCGTCGGCATGGAATACTATCATTGACAACTGGCACTACTTACGAAGTCAAGGACACAAGATCACAGTGAACACCACTGTTTCGATCTACAATATTGCATCACTAGACCAAATATTTAAATTTGTTGATTCAGAGTTTCCTGGCACCTTGATCCACTGCCAGGTGGTTCTTGCACCAGATATTATGTCTCCATTCTTGCATCCTTATCCAGGTCAAGTTTTGCAATCTTTGTATCGGGTTACACAGTTGAATGCCTTTAAAAACGACCTATTATTCGCTAGTAGTATAAATGGATACATTGAGTACTTTGAAAACAACCCATTGCCTAACACTACGATGTTGAAAAAGTTTTTTGAGTTCAATGACAAACTTGATCATTCTCGGCAGATTCAACTGAAAACCTATCTTCCTGAGCTAGACAACTACCGTAACTTTATAGTATAATGTAGTATATGATCCAAATAAAAAATCTCACTGTTAAGAATTTTATGAGTGTGGGCAATAGCACTCAAGGCATAGATTTTGATCGAACGGATTTGACATTGGTCCTGGGCGAAAATCTTGATCTAGGTGGTGACGGAAGCCGCAACGGTACCGGCAAGACCACAATCATCAATGCTCTCAGCTATAGCTTATATGGTCAGGCACTCAGCAACATCCGCAAGGATAACCTTGTAAACAAAACCAACAACAAAAACATGTTGGTCAGTTTGGACTTTAGTGTGGGTGGCAAAGATTACAAGATCGAGCGAGGCCGTAAACCCAACTTGTTGAGATTCTTTGTAAACAATCAAGAGCAAGTGGTCACCGATGAGGCACAGGGCGACAGCAGAGAAACACAAGATGCCATTGAGCAAACTCTGGGACTAAGTCACGACATGTTCAAACATATCCTGGCACTTAACACTTACACAGAACCTTTCTTGAGTCTGAAAGCCAACGATCAGCGCACAATCATTGAACAACTCCTGGGCATAACCATGCTCAGTGAGCGTGCCGATCGAATCAAAGAACACAATAGACAAACCAAAGAGGCTATACAACAGGAAGAATTCCGCATACGTGCTGTTCAAGAAGCCAACAAAAGGATTGAAGAGCAAATTGAAGCCTTGCGACGCAGGCAAACCTTATGGATGACCCGACATGAAGAAGAGATTACAAAACTCACAACCGCGCTCGAAGAGCTCAAGAAGATTGACATTGAAGCCGAGATACAGGCCCATAAGGCCCACAAAATATGGGATCAGAAGCGCAAGGACCTTAACGACCTGGCTGGACAGATCTCCCGCACGAAGCTTGATAAGGACCGCGAGAACAAAAGCATTGAGAAGCTTGGCAAGGAGATTGCGACACTTGAAAGTCACACATGTCACACTTGCGGGCAGGCTTTCCACGACCATAAGCACCAACAGGTCCTGGAAGGTAAGCAGGCTGATCTGGAGCGAGCGCGAGAAGCGTGCCAGGAGCATACACAGCTCTTATCAGAACTTGAGACTGCCCACACGGCCTTGGGCACGTTAGGCAAGCCACCGGTCATGTTCTACGACCAGGAAGAGGATGCCATCGATCATAGGTCTAGCATGGCCGCACTAGAAAAGCAACTGGCAGACAAAACTGCAGAAACAGATCCCTACGGTGAGCAGATTGCGGACATGCAAGGTCAGGCCCTGCAGGTGGTCACGTATGACACGCTGAACGAGCTCACTAGGCTACAAGAACATCAGGACTTCTTGCTCAAATTGTTGACCAGCAAGGACAGTTTCATACGCAAGAAAATCATTGAACAGAATTTGAGTTATTTGAATGCCAGACTCACGCATTATTTAGACAGGATTGGGTTGCCACACACCGTGGTGTTCCAGAATGATCTCACAGTTTCAATCGAAGAACTGGGTCGCGAACTGGACTTTGATAATCTCAGTCGTGGTGAACGAAATCGTTTGATCTTGAGCATGAGCTGGGCCTTCCGTGATGTGTTTGAAAGCCTATATCAACCCATCAATGTGTTGTTTATAGATGAGATGATTGACTCGGGCCTGGACACACAAGGTGTGGAAAATGCCTTGGCCTTGCTGAAACACATGAGTCGTGAACGACACAAGAGCATATGGTTGGTCAGCCACAGAGATGAGCTGTCGGGCCGTGTGGAAAATATCCTCAAGGTTGTCAAAGAAGGCGGCTTTACCAGTTACAACACGGATGTAGAAATTGTTTGATTTAGATAAGATTAAAGTACTACACATCGAACCCACAACCATTTGCAATGCTGCATGCCCTCAATGCGGAAGAGAAGATCCTAGATACTATAACGATATTATGCATTCTAGTGAAATTAATTTGTCTCAAATTAAAAATATGTATAGCTTGGATTTCATACAGCACCTCAACAAGATGTTCATGTGCGGAAATTTTGGCGAACCGGCGGCGGCAAAAGATACTCTGGCAATCTATCGTTATTTTAAAGAATGTAACCCAAATATTACACTAGGAATGAATACCAATGGCAGCATTCGAACCCCAACTTGGTGGGTCAAACTTGCTGAAATTTTTTCTAACCCGTATGACTATGTTGTATTCAGTATAGATGGTTTAGAAGACACAAATCATATATACCGACGCAAGACTGTTTGGTCTAAAATTATAGATAATGCTCAATCATTTATTAGCGCCGGCGGCGTAGCACACTGGGATATGTTGGTGTACGACCATAACGAGCATCAAGTCCAACAAGCACAGGCCTTGGCAAAGGAATTGGGATTTAGTTGGTTTCGCGCCAAAGTGAGCAAACGATTTCATACCAGCCCTGTAGAGTTTTTACAGCCGCCCAAAAATTATGATTTACCTAATGTAACTACCGTTAACACAGCAATTAGTTGTCATGCCCTAAACGAGCAAAGCATTTATGTTGCGGCCAATGGACATGTGTTGCCTTGCTGTTGGTTTGGTGCAGAAGTGTTTACATTAGATGCCCGGGCCAAAGATTTGTTGTCTAGTTGGAACGAAAAATTAGTTCCTAGTTTCTCTAACACTCCGCATAGAATATGCAGCGCCACTTGTTCCGTTGACCCAGCGGGCACAAGTTTTAGCAAGCAATGGAAAATTGAAGAACAATTAAAATAATGTTAGATATACTAATGCTTTCCGTTCCTAGAATCGCACCAGTGCGACCGCAGGCTGCCATGGGTATTCTTAAGGCTCTGTGTGTGCAAGAAAGTAAAACCAGCGATACTTTAGATTTAAACAGAGAATTTTTTTTAGAATTAGCTAAAGAATATCCAGCAGAGTGCAAAGAGATTGACGATTACTTTGTTACAGTCAACGCCACCTTGAGCGACCAAGCCACAGAAGTTTACAACAACTGGTTGGACGATTGTGTTAGACAAGTATTAAATCGTCCTGCTAAGTTTTTAGTAGTGAGTGTGTTCAGTTGGCAAAGTCAACGATTTGTCACAGATTTTTTAACCAAAATACGCCCACAGTTCACTGGAGAAATCATCATTGGCGGACAAGGCCTAGTACGAAGCCAAAACATGAGCTCGCATTGGTCTCCACAAGCTACCTATGCAGAAGCATTGTTACACGACGGCTTAATTGATTGGTTCATAAAAGGCGAAAGCGAAGAAACGTTTCCTAGATTCTTGCGTGGTGAACGAGATATACCTGGACTCAATCGCAATGACACAGTTACTTTGGCTGATGCTAATCTGATTCCAATTAGTAACTTTGACGATTTTGCATTGAACACTTATCAAAATGGCTTTGATGGAGGAGTGTTGCCGATTGAAAGCTGTCGTGGCTGTGTTCGTAGTTGTATATTTTGCGAAATGAGTTCCAGTCACGGAGCCTACAGACGCAAAGATGGTGCACAACTAGGCAAGGAATTGATTCATTACTATGAAAAATACAATGTCCAACACTATTACTTTCATGATGATTTGATCAACGGTGATCTCAATGACTTTGATGCGTTTTTAAACACCTTGCTCGACTATTACAAAGAACATGATTTACCAGATCGTTATTTTACTTTTAGCGGGTATTGGATTGTACGTTCAAGAAAACAATTCGACGAAGCCAGTTACGAAAAATTATACCGCGCCGGGGGCAACACCTTGGTTACAGGTGTTGAAACCGGAAGCGACCGTTTACGAAAAGTAATGAAAAAAGGTTTTATAAACAAAGACTTAGAATTTACTTTAGAGCAAATTAGCAAGTGGAGAATGAAATTCTATTTTATGTTGATCTCTGGCCTGCCAGGAGAAACCGTCGACGACTTTAACGAAACATTAAAGTCGTTGACTCAATGGCAAAAATTTGTGGCCACAGGTGCTATCATTGGTATTAATCTAGGAACCACCGCTACCTTGGAACCCGGTACTGAAATATATGATAACTTTGAAAAATACAATCTAGTTGGCCTTAAAGGAAATCGCCCACAGGGCATTAATTGGATGAGTTTGGAAACTCCAGATTTAGACTATAAAGAGCGTGTACGACGCCGTGTGCGTTTACAAGAGCATGTAGTAAAATTGGGTTACCCACTGTGGAAAGGCGATGATCATTTAAAGATTATCCTTGACCAATACAAGCAAAATATCGAAGTGTGGGAAGGCTAATGATACTGAATTTGGCATTTACGTTTGACGATTATTTCAGACACCCCCGGGTCAAAATTGGAATTGACAACAAGATTTTGTATGATGGTCCGGTACAATCATCTCATGCATTTGATTGCAAACTCTCAGATGGTCCGCACAGCATCTGGATCACCCACTATGACAAGGATTTACACGAAACAAACAGTGAACACGACACGCATATCAATATCGAAAGCATTGTATTTGATGGTGTGGACCTAGATCAATTAGATTATTGTAAACTCACACATCGTGGCCGGTTTTATCCTGACTACGCAGAGAGCTATCGTGCCAGTTGTTTAGAGTCAGCTACGCACTTGCCAGAATATATACAACCCAACCACTATTTAGGACACAACGGCACATGGTACCTGGATTTTGATACCCCAGAATTGTTGTGGATAATTACAGAACAAAATCCCAGTGGTATGCATCTCGAAGATACAATGTTTTCAACCAGCAGTGCGGTGCTAACAGAAATCAAAAATTTTTTTAAACTATGACATTTGATTACGACCGCATAGACGAGTATCAACTGGAAATAACCAGTTACTGTAATGCTGCATGCCCGCAATGCCCTCGTAACAACAACGGTCACGGCATCAACAAGCATATGCCATTGTGCCATTTGGATCGACGGGTAATAGACCGTGCATTTACTCTAGATTTATGTAGCAGACTCAGGCAAATGTTTTTTTGCGGCAGTTATGGCGACCCAATCATGCATCCTGACTTCTTAGATATCCTGCGTGATTTTCGTAAAAAAAATCCCACACTGTGGTTATATTTTCATACCAACGGTGGTGTTCATGACCCAGCTTATTGGATTGAGGTTGCAGATATCATGGCCGGGTATGGTCAAATTGATTTTGGCATAGATGGCTTAGAAGATACTTTACATTTGTATAGAAAAAATGTAAAATACAGCAAAGTAATTGAAAATGCCACAGCATTTATCAACGCCGGTGGTCGTGCTCAATGGAACTTTATTGTTTTCAAACACAACGAACATCAAGTTGAACAAGCAAAAGAGTTAGGCAACAAGCTAGGCTTTTTTAATGTGCTAATTAGAAAAACTGGAAGATTTTTTAATCACCGCACAGTAGAAGAAATGGCAACTTGGCCTGTGCGAGACGAGTATGTCATCGAGCCGCCAAACAATCCAGAATTCCGTAATCAAAGCATGATGTTTTTGCCTGATTTAAAACAGCAGTATGGTAACATTACAGAATATTTTAACACCACAGAAATAAAGTGTGACGCTATGATAGGTTCTAAGGTTTCTGTTAATGCTGAAGGATTGGTACTACCGTGTAACTTTTTCAATCATAACTTGTATGATGGTAGATTTTACGAGCCCGGAGTATTGCCCGAAGCAAACGAGTTAAGCACTGTCAATGGTAAGAATCAAGTTAGAGAATTTTTAGAAAGTTATAATTTAGATAGTTTCAATATTAATCTGCACAGTTTAGAAGAAATTTTTACCAATCCTATGTGGGCTGATTTGGCCGGTTCCTGGAGCAAGACATTGGCAGACGGGCGGTTGTTTGAGTGTGCCATGACCTGCGGATCTAAAATTACCAAAGTATGGGACCAAGGAGGAAGTACAAGATGAAATACATGATCACGGGCGGTAGCAAAGGGCTAGGACTTGCATTGGTCTCCCACTTTGGCGGTGATAGCTATTGTCGCGGAAACGGATTTGATATTACCAAGGATGTGGATCAGTTAGCTGGAGCAAGTCTAGGCTATGACGTATTTGTCAATAATGCATTTGATGGGCCCTTTCAAGAACCCTGGGCCAACTTTGCACAAATCAATTTGTTATTTGCAGTGGCCGACTTATGGCGTAAAAATAACAAAACTGGATACATTGTCAATATTGGTAGTGTTGGTAGTGAATCGGTTGTTGCACCCGATCCCAGTTTTGAAACTTATCGCGTCAGCAAAGCCGCATTGAAAGAACACAGTCGCCAATGGACACGGGCATTTAAAGAAAATAAAGTATCATTTAAAACCAGTTTGCTTACTATAGATAGATTAGATACAGAGCTGACACGCGGTCGTGCAAGCTGGACTGGCAATGGACTTGGCACAACAGATATATGTTCGTACATTGAGCTTATTATTAACGCTCAGCCAAACACGTGTATCGAAGAAATTATAGCCTGGGTGAATTTTGATCATAAACACTAGTCCATGGTATGGTTGTACGAAAACACACAAATTGAAACACTGCCCGACGATTGTGTTGGCTTTGTTTATTTGATTACAAATAAACTATCCGGCAGGAAATACATTGGGAAAAAATTAGCAAAATTTAGTAAAACCACATACAAAGTAGTAAAATTAAAAAACGGCAACAAGAAACGCAAACGAATCAGAAGCAAAATCGATTCAGACTGGCAACTATACTATGGCAGCAACGAACAACTCAACCAAGACATTCTAGAGCTAGGCTCAGACAACTTCACAAGAGAAATATTATTTTATTGCAACTCAAAGGCCGCTTGCAGTTACATAGAAGCTAGAGAACAATTCAATCATAGAGTACTAGAGTCAGACGACTACTACAACGGACAGATAGTTTGCCGTATTCATGGTAGTCACATAAAAAACAAAATTTAAACTTAGACAGGCAACAATATGACTCTGCGGTAGGATGACCTACCCCCATTGAGGAACGGTGAGATACCCGGTCCGGATTCTTGGGTGTCGAAGGCAATTGCTAACTTAAGGCAACAAATGGTTTGAGCTCTGTGAAAAAGACACAACTCATGCTCATAGGGCTTGGATTTATCATCGGGTCACTAGGGTTCCGTTGATATGTGAAGCTAGAGTAAGGGGTACCGGTCAACCGCCTCTGCGTAGAAAACTACAATCTCTTTATGATAAATGACAGCTACAACTCGGATAATGTATGCGTCAGTTCACCGTGCATACGGTGAATTGTGACCGCATAATCTGGATAATGCGTAAGAAAAACAATATTGATGAACGGAGTGAAATCAATAGAACTTCGCAAGAAGTTCTTAAAGTAGTTGGTTGGTTAGTAGCTCAGAAAACAATTCAAAATAAAGATTATTAGATTTGATGCCAGGATGAACATTATCATTGTTCACATCTATTTTATTTGCCTGCATTGAGCTGTATAAATTTAACCACAATGATTCATGGATGCCGCCTAAATTCATAAAATTATCATGCATGGTATTGTATAACTGAAACACTTCAAAATCATCTCGACTGTCGGTGTTTAGTATTTTTCGAGTATACGCAGTGTATTCAGATGGCAACACTGATTCTTTTTTGTTAAAAAAATTGTAGTCCCAAGGGCACAATCCATTGATAAAAAATACTTTGGTTTTTGTTAATTGTGAAAGATTCACAATGCTATTAACATAGTCGATAAGAGTTGATATCTCGTAACAATCGTGTGCTAGTGCTGTAAATCTCTCGCTAATCGAAGTCAAGTACGCACCGGTGTAGTTTATATCATTTAAGAGATGGTCACGGCATTGAGTATTTGGTACGAAACATTGCCGAGTGGGATAAGTTTCAAAACCCAATTCCAACTCGTAACGAGGCACACTAGTCCATTCGATTATGGCATACTCAACTGGGTACGTTAGTAATGCTTTTATTGTGTCTTGAAAAATACCTGCGTTAGATCGTCCTCCCCGACTGACATTGAGTTGGGTGGTGTGCGAAAAACATTTATGGTATAACTGATTGACCCACAAGTTGGGTTCTTTTTTTTCTAGTTCAAACCCGGCGCCGGTGGTGTACGAACAACCGGCAAAAAGTGTGTATTTCATAGATTTTGGTCAGGCCAATCTCGGAATAACGCATGCTGGATATCACCAGCAACAAATTGATTAAATGATTTGTGTTTTACTTCAAGCTCGCCTTCAAGTGGAGCAACTCGTTTAAAAGCATTGTCCATCTGTGCCATGTCTCGGAATTCCATCAGTATCATCCATTCTGGCATGTCTGCGATGCTACGGAACCCCATCTTGCATCTGGTGATTCTGTAGCTCTGCATTTTGCCTTCACTGATCAAATGATCAAAGAAACTACGCATTCCGTTGACCCAGTCTAAGTCCGTAATGTCGCCTTCTTTGTTTGCCCAAATTGTGTATAAGTCTGCCATTATTGTGCGGGTCCTAAGATTTCAAAGCCTTCGAGGCCTTGCTTATATAAGTGCGCTTGATCCAGGTACAAAAATTTGTAGCCTCGATCACGATAGATTGCACACTCGGTTTTCAAACTTTCAACGCCCAATCTTGTGCGTGGATTGCGATAGGTCCAAGCAAACTGACTGGCCAGCACATTCTCTGTGTCGTAGCGGCGCATCAAACTAAAAGCCACCAGCTCACCTTGTTCTCTATAGCCAATCACGTCTGTATTAGGATCTGTAAACTGGCTGTCAAACAAGGGCATGACCGACGCAAAATGCTTGTAGATACAGTAGGTCCTGTAGATATCTTGTAGCTGTGCTATATTTGGCTCCAGCAGGTATTCCCAGGTCACAGTGGGCCGATATGTGGTCTGGGCTAGATCTATTCGGGCAAACTGATAGGTCATCGTCTAGGATCCTGTCTATGAGCAAACAAGGTGTGTAGGTAATCTTCAGGCCAAGTATCATAAAACCCTTTCTGCGCCATCTGCTGTGCTTTTTGATTCAAGTCAGTCAAATTCTGCACCAGGGCCAAGGCATAGGTGCCTTGATTCATGCTGACACCGTTGACTATTTCTGGATCTGCGGGATGATCTTCCAAGGCCAGCAAGTCTTGGCTCAATAAAAATTCTTGGTTGGCCGATTCTATGAAAGCGTGGAACTGCTCGTAGCTGTAATCAGTTGATTCATAAACAAAAATTACTACACTTTTGGCAATGCCAGTGTGTGCTATAAACTTGAGATCAAAATAAGGATTCACACCCAG